GCCATAAAGGCAAATGGTTGATACATATTAACTAAAGTTTAATAATCCTGTTCCGTATACACTTGTAGCATCTGTTGTTACAAATGTTAATATATCTACTGCATCTGTTGCAGCTGTTACTGTTGGAGCTGTTCCTCCTGCAAACTTAAAGTCTGGACTAAATGATAAAGTACCTGCTCCTGTAGCATTATTTGTTACTACTAAAGTTATTGTTTGTCCTGCTGCTACATTTGCTGCATCTAAGTGAGTATCTACTCCATTAGCAAGTGTTAAGTTAAAGAAGTTACCATCTGCAAAGTCCATAGACGCTGATGTTGAAGCAATAGCTAAAGATGTTACTCCTCCTGTTGCTGGACCATCTACCTCTAACTTACCAGTAACCTCTATTCCTCCAGCAGCTTTTAATTCTGCCGGTACATTTAATTGAGGATAGTTAGCTGATGACCAAAGTAATCTATTACTACCTGGACCAGTTATTTCAAATACTGGATTACTACCATCTAAACCTGTAAAGGTACTAACAGCCATATTACTATTAGCAGTTGAACTATCATCTGATATTTGAAAACCAGCATATATACTTCCTAAACCACTATCTCCGTTTACTTTCATTATAGGAAACTGTACTGGTGCTGTAGATGCTTCTCCTACCTGTATACCGCCTGCACCAGCAACTAAACCAGTAACATCTGCTGTACCAACTAAATCTAAGCTACCACTAGCATCTAAACTCCCTGTTACCTGTGCTCCTGACTGCATTACAACCTCTTTTAAAGCTTTTATATCTCCTGTTTGATCTAATACAAAAGCCCAGTGTAGGAATTGACCTCCTGAACCACCACCGGCAAGTACTGTAAATGATCCAGCACCACTTGCTCCATAAGGAGTAGCATTAGCAAATCTACCTAATAAAGTAGGTAAAGCTTCAGTACCAGATGTATCATCTATAGTAATGTTAGCAAACTTAGCTGCTGAACCACTATAATCTTGTTTAAGGTTAATGTTAGGTGTACCTGCTGGAGAAGAAGAATCTCCTACTTGTAAAGTAGTTCCGTTTCCTTCTATCTTAATATTACCATCTACCTCTACAGAACCACTAATTGGTACAGTTCCATTAGAACCTGTTATAGAAGATCCATTTTGTAATTCTAAAGATACCGGACTTCCTGCAGGACCAAATTGTACAGGACCTGATTCAAAGCCTGTTATTCCACCAGAAAATGTATTAGCTCCATTGTTAAAGAATTTATTACCGTAGAAATGCATACCATCATCTACTGTACTTCTTATTACTCCTTCAAGACTACTACCACCTGTTCTTGGTGCTCCTAAAACAAATACATCATCCCCTGAGCTTAATCCTGATTGACTTACTATAAGTGAACCGGTTATTTGTGTACCTTTTTTAATTGATATACCTGAGTTAGTAAAATTAGCAGAAACATTATTAGAAAGGTCAGTAACACTAAAATCAGTAGATCTTAATTTTAAGACTGAAGCACTACCTGTTAAAATGTTTACTGATTGTTGTTTTAAATCTACAAAAGTACTAAAATTTATACTACCATTAGCATTAACATCATTACCTAAAGTAATTAAAGCCCCGCTATCTTGTATACTTGAATCTTGTACAGTATGATTACCTGTTCCTTTTATTACGTAATTATTAGTAGGATAAGCTTCTGAACCTTTACTACCAGATAAACCTGTTAACATTCCTGCAGAAGAACCTCCTGTCTCTACTTGTATCCAGTTATCATCTACACTATCCCATTCAAATGATCCAGTCAGCCCAGAGCCACTATCATACACCTTTAATCCTGCAAATCTCTGTGTTGGTGAATCAGCATTTAGTATTACATACTGATCACCTATGATTGTTGCTGAACCTGTTATTGTTTTTAAGTAACCTATAGAAGCTGAAGTAAATGAAGCATTAGAAGCTGTTATAGAATTAAATGTAGAAGTTCCAGTTGATATAATATCACCAGCTACACTACCTGTCAAGGATCCTACTACACCTGCTTCAGCTGAAATAACAGAAGAAGCTGTTACAGGCATATCAAATGAAGCCTGTTTAGTTATGTTAACCCATGGTTTATTGTAACTTGATCTAAGTATAGTATTTTGATAAGTACCGTTGTTACCTCCACCCTGAATATAAAATACCGGATTACTACCATCATACCCTGTAAAAGTACTAGTAGCCATAAGACTAGTAAAAGCCTCTGAGCCTGAAGAATTATTTATAAGTTGATAACCATTAAAGTTACCAGACCATTTGTCAGTATCGTAATACTGTCTCATGTTACTGTACTGTTGAGTACCCTTTGCATTAATGTTAACACTACCTCCCTCTACATATAAACCTTCGTTACTATTAGTTCCTTCTATTTCTAATTTACTACCAGAAATAATAACAGACTGGTTTAAAGTATTAACATAAGAAGCACTATCTGCACTAGCAACGTTATTAATAGTGTTTTGAAAGGTACTCCCGTCGCCTTTTGTATAAGTTATAGTAGCATCTACATTACTTGCAGTAACTAAGAGAGATCCTGTGGTTACACTTCCACCTCCTGAAGCAGAAATTGTTACATCTCCAGTAGATTGATCTACAGTAACATTAGTTCCCGCTATAATAGAAGTTACACCTGTATTAGGAGCAAAAGAAGCTGATACTGCACTAGTAGCTTGTGAAGCAGTTACGTGTAAAGTGTTTACTCTACTTCCTGTACCGTCTAAGACTGCATATCCAGATACTCCTACCTCTATAGATCCAGAGACTTGAGCTAATTGCTGAAAGCTATCTTTTATTTGTTGTGATGTTAAATTATAATTTGCCATATTATTGTGGGTATTGTTTATATCTTGAATCGTATACTCTTATTCCTCTATCGATAAACTCTTGAGTCATTCTTCCTTTTCTATTAAAGACAAATGGACTACCGTATTTACTGTCGTAGTTAGGATTTAAATCGTATAATTTGTTACTTGCATTTAGCTCTGGATAATTTACTTGTTCTTCTATAATGTAATCTGTAAGAAGATCGGAATAGAATTCCATTTTATTTTGTACTGCTTGTCTCTTAACGTTATACATAGATCTATCTGCAGCAATTGAATTTTCTCCTCCATCAGGAATAAGTAATCCATTATTTCTACTTCTTATATAGATAGAATCTAATATATACCAATATGCAGCATATATAAGCATATCTTGAATATAGTCATCTAATAAAGTCTTATAAGCAGCATTAGCGCTATCTCCTATTGTTCCTGCATCTACTAAAGAATAAATTTTATCTACTAGTAAAGTACCTAGAACTGTTTGTAATTTTATATCTTGAGCTTCTCTTATACCATTTTTAATTAATGCTGAATCTACATTATCTTCGATGTCAGTATAATTTCGTATTTGTGCTTCGGATATTAAGAATGTATTTGTCATATTGTTGGTATATCTTCTACGTTAGTTGTATCTTGTTCTTCGACTTGTTCTGCTTCATCGTCTGTTACCTCTACAGAAGTTACTACTTCATCTACTACTTCTCCATCTTCGTATAGATTTTTAGTATCTACTCCTAATACTATCTCTGGATAGTTAACTTGTAAGATACCTTCTAGCTGTCTAAGTATTTCTTGCTGCATAGGCTCAATAACATTAAAGTTAAAAAGAATCTTAGCATCTATAAGCTCTGATCTACCACCTAATTGACCTTCAGTCTTTATACCTAAAAGCATAGGAGAAGTAATCCTATGAGCTGTTAATATTTGTTGTACAGACATATCGTTTACTGTTTCATAGTACTTATCAGCACCATTTTGCGGTATAGGAGTAATGTCTGGTTTATTTTCTGGTGAATCAACGTCCATATAAATTAATGAACCGGCATTATCTGTTCCCCCATAATTTGCATGTAGCATATTTTCTATTGCCGTTACATCATCTGTACTACCATTTGTAAACGTTGTTATAGCTAATGACGGTGCTAAACCATTTTTAATGTTATTAACATGAAAATTATCTATCTCTACGTCTAACTCAATGGTCCTAAGGGCTCCATTATAGTCTGGTAATGGATAGTATTGTTGACCTGGTCTGTAGTTGTGTACGACAAAGATCTGACTTGGTTCATCTATTGCTTTTTCTTGATTAAATACTGGTAAGTATAAAGCATTGTCGTCTGTTACCTGTATAAAAGAGTTTCTCCATTCATTACTCATGTAATATCCCGGTATAACTCCTCTATGATCTTTTTCTTTTGCTCTTATAGTAGAGAAATCTATGTGATATGCTTCTGCTATTCTAGTTCTATCTCTACTCCAAAGTATTTCTAAAGCAAAGCTACCGTGTAATTTAAAATCTAAAGTTACCTTTTTAAAGATATCATTCCAAGTCTCTCCTTTTTTATTAGCCGTTTCTAAGAAAGCTTCTTCATTTGCTGTTAATCCTTGTCCTATAACTGAATGGACAATTGAATCTACACAAGCTGCATGTATTGAGCTTCTATTGTATAAGTTAATTAAGTAATAAGGAAATTGATTATCATTACCACTCTTTACATATTTACCTTGTAGCTTCTCATTGAAACTAGCTAAAGGTCTGTTAAACCTTTCTACTTTAGCAAAATGTAATTTTTCTGTTTTCTTTGCCATAATTTATTTATGATAAGTTGTATACTGACCGTTTTGGTTAGCCTCTGTATAACTAATATACGAAGGTTTATCTGTACCAACAACTTTTAATCTACCAGTATCAATGTTTCTTTTGTTAGATACTACCTCAGATGCACTCCATGTAAAATCTGCTGCACTAAAAGTATCTGTTGTACTACCCCATATTGCTGCTGCTCCTGCAATACCCTCTGTTAATGTATAAGTATAAAAACCAGAGCTAGATGGTATATCTGCACTAGTAACACTAAAGAGTAAATAATTGTTATAGTATCCAGCTGGTACTGGAGGTAGTTTTCCTAAGCTTAGACTTCCTGAAGATCTATCATAGTCTTGAGAAATATCTAAACCGAATGATCCACTTGCTAAATCATGGTATATGCTAGCTGTAGCTGGTGATATTGCTATAGTGTTAGTTGTACCTTCTTTAATTAAGTTTATCATTTAATTCGTTTAAAAAAAAAGGGAATAATCTTTTACAACCATTCCCCTTTAGTTATTGTATAATTAGCCTACTGTTATTCCAGATAGTGCGACGTCTAAAGTACCGTTAGAAGAAGCAATTTCTTCCGCAGGTTCTGGTTCATTACCAGAAAAGCTTAAAGCATACTGGTTAGCATCACCAAATGCTGTACCTGTTGCTCCTGCTCCTCCTGATAAAGTAGCTCCTCTTCTGTTACCTACGTAGAAAAATCTTCCTGTGTAAGGAGACTCTACACCATTGTTTGTTTCAACAACGATTTTAAGGTCTGGATTCTGAGCTAGAACTTTAACTTGATTTCTAATTGACGATTGTAGTTTGTGAAATGCTACATTTATAGCTTGATCATAAAATACCGTTCCATTTTCTAATGAAACTGTTGGAGTTTCTAAGAAATCTCCTGTGTTTTTAGTCAATTCAAACTTATAAAAGACACCGCTACCTGATAACGCGCTAATTAACCCTTCTGAACTTTCTGTTACTGTAGAAACTGATCCTGAAAGAATGTAAATATTTTTTATTCCTCCTGTGTTATCTCTACACGCTAACGAAAAGCCGCTTGTAATATCACATGCCATAATTTATTGGTTTTATTAGTTAGTTAATATAAGGGGTAAAATTAATTACCCCCTATTGGTTTTTGTTGTCTACGATTATAGTCCGTTAGAAACAATGTACTCAGGAAATGCCACCTGTACACCTAACTTAGATTTTAATCTATGTTTAAGTTGGTCTGCATTCATATCGTACCAAAGTTGGAAGTTATCTACGTCACTTAGTAGATCTACACCAACTACTGCATAAGCGTCAGGCATAAGTGCGATTCTGTCTCCAGAAATACCACTTGTTCCTACTACTTTTACATTTTGGAATGGGTAAGCTATTTGTAAGATACCAGTTCTATTAGAAATAGAGCTTGGGTCGAAGTAATAGTTGTTAATTCCTCTTAACGCCGTAATAAATTTACGGAAGTTAGATACAGACATCCAGATTGTTAAATCGTCTCTGTCTGCGATATCATCAGAAATGTTTTCAATCATTGCATCTGTAATACCTAAGATTGTAGCTGAAGATACTGATCCTGTAGCTGCATCCGGTACAACTACTCCTGCAGTTGATCCTGAAGTTAATAATCCTAATCCGTTAGTTGAATTCCACAAAAAAGCATCATCGCTTTTCTTCATTTGGTTAACGATTTGTTCTGTGTATACTGAAGCTAATTTGAAAGTTTCGTTATACGATCCTCTGTCTAAAGCAGAGATACCTAAATATTTAGGGTTTAAGTTATCTAAACAAAGTCCGTCGTAAGAAGTTCTTTGAGTAACTTGAATTGTTCTTTGCGTAGCGTCGAAAGATCCTGAAGGTGTAGAAACACAATCTCCTGATTGTACTTGTAAATCTACTTCGAAGATATTTAATGGTTCTTCATACTTTATTCCTTCTTGTATTGGAAGAATTGAAGTAGTGTACCCCTCAAAAACAATCTTTGGTACGACTTTTCCAGCAACTTCATTATTGAAGTCTGATAATGCTGATACATCTAATGCCATAATAATTAATTTTTAAATTGTTATTTTTTGTTATTTTTTGAAGCCCTACTCAATATATTTTCGTATTGCATCGATTTAAGATTACCATTGTTAAATGATAAAATATCGCCTTCCGGCTTAGACCCGAATCCAGCTTTACTAAAAGCTTTCTCAGTTACAGAAGTTTCTTCAGCAGCAGCATAATGTTCTTTCATTTTTTGCTCATGCTCTTCCATCTTTTGCTCATGCTCTTCGAGTTTTTTTTGCATCTCTTTTATCGTAGGCTCAAGCTCCGACATGATAGCTTCAATGATCTCAGGAATTTGCTCATCCTTATGCTCGTCCATGTGATCTTCATCCTCATGTTCTGACATTGGTAAAGCGTCTGATTCATTAATTGCATCATCGGCAAGTTCTACTGCTTCTTCTTCTTTAACTTCTGCTAAAGTTTCTTCTGCAGCTTCTTCCTTAGATAAAGATCCTTGACCCGTTTCATTGGGTTTGTGAAGACCTGTAATTTTTCCTTCTCCGTCGATTACAAGAACATCTCCATTGTCAAGAGAATGCTCTCCAGACGGTGCTAAAACCTCATCACCTGCTTCAGTAGT